GCCGAGCGGATGCACAGCCTTTGGCACGTAGCTCCTTGGAAGGTTACTCAGTCTCGTTTTATATATGCACTTGACACAAAGCGATCTGAGTACAACACTAATGGCGTGGTTGAGTGCCAGATGATGGATATTTACTTTGGTAAGCTAAAGCACAACACCAAAATAAATGACCCAGAGCTAATTTGGAAGATGTTTATTAAAGAGTTTGGTAGCTTAGTCGTTCAAGCTCAGCGTCAAAACATAACTGCCGACCAGTTTGAAACAGAGCGCGAGCTCTCTAAAAAGTCAAGGAGTATTCTTTATGTTCAAGATTAAGGATCTAAAAGCTAGACGGGCTTCTTGGGTAAAACTTGCCCACATACCCCAGCACCTAATTGGTTGGGAGCTCTCTGACTGTAGTTCTATAACTAAAGACGACCTTATGGATGTTACTACTTGGATTTCTATGGTTAAAGACAAGAAAGTCATCAGGGCGCAGGGTACCAAGAAGTGTGGCAAGGGTATTATGTTCTATGGGACCCCAGGGCAGGGTAAGACGACTTTGGCTGTTGCTGTCGTGCAAGAGATTATTCGTACTTTTACTCTAGATGAGCTAGATGTAAGAGAGGGCAACACTTTAGTGCGGCCTTGTTTCTTTACCACGTTTAACGAGATCCTGAATATAAAGGGGTCAATCATGTCTAATGAGGCTACAGACGACCAAGACGTTATCTATCAAGGTATTATGGGCACTTGTTCTCAAGATTCTTTTAACATTCGTGTGCTTATCATTGACGACATTGGCAAAGAACATGCCAGTTTAAGCGGTTGGCAGAAGAATTTACTTCACGAAGTGTTGAGGACGCGGTTTAACAATGGGTTACCTACTATTGTTACTACTAACATTAGGCGAGAAGATTGGGCAGCGTTGTATGGGGATTCTACTGAAAGTTTTGCTAACGAAGCTTTTATTTATATCCCAATTTCGTCCAACAAGGGTGATCTTCGTAAATGAAAGAGGCGGTTGTGCAGAGTAACCTACGTTTAGTCCAGGTTTTTTTAAGTACTTCCACTAAACCTGGACCTAGTATCTACGAAGTTTCTGTAGATGACAGCGGCAAGTTGCACTGCATATGTCCCAACTTTGTATCCACCAGCAGTTGTAAGCATTATGATTTTGTAAACACAAAGATAAAAGAGAACAATGGCTCATATCCTTTAGAGATTTTAAGCAAAGCTACAGAAGAAGAAGCGGCTAAGGCTAAGTCTTCTGATTCAGAGTACAGGAGCTTTATTATTAAGTACGGGAAGATAGAGGTATTTTAGATGTTAAAGGGGGACATAAGTAATGAGCTCCCAAAAAGAGTTATTGTTTTATCAGACGTATTTTTAAATACAGAGGTAAGCATTCGCAAAGCTTTTAAGTTAATACCTGTGCCTAAAGTAGAGCGGTTTATTAACCGACAGCCTTTAAGTCACTTGTATCTCTACACTACTCGTGTGGGGGTTACGTTAGAGCTTGCATCTTTTGATATGGGCACCGACGCTTTAAGTTCTCTTATGGAAGAGCTTGACAATATGGGTACAAATCCATTTAGATACTTTACTTACTACGAGTCTATTAACCGTCTTGTATCTGAACTGCCTTATCGCCCAGAGGTTATAGGTGTTTTAGATAAACCAGAGCGGCAACTACGATACGGACATTGGGGATTGGATAAAATATGAATCACGAAGCTCAGCTACTTAGCAAGGTAATACAAGATAGAAACGTTAACTATCTTTTTGAGAATGGTGTTGGCGAATCTTGGTTTCATGATCCAGAAGACAAAAAACTATTTAAGTTTTTACAGCACCATTTTGCCAACTACTCTGAGACGCCAAGCTTGGAAGCTATTAACAGTAACTTTCCCACTTATACCCCTGTACCTGTAAACGATAGTATTGATTACTTACTAGACCGTTTGGTCGAAGAGCGCCGAAAAGCTATTATTGTTTCTACCCTTAGTGATGCTTTAGATCATTTAGAGGGCCCAAAGAAAGATCATGAAGAGGCATTAAACTCGTTAGCCAAAGGGTTTAGCCGTATAGAATCTGAAGGCTTGTCTAAAACAAATGACATTGAGATTACAAAAGCCGCCGCTACAGCTGTAAACGAGTACGAAGCTCGTAAAAATAACCCTGGGCTTTTAGGTATATCTACAGGCTTCCCCACTATGGACGAAGCAACTGCTGGCATGCAAAAAGGTCAGCTTATTTTTGTGGTTGCTCCCCCAAAAACAGGTAAGTCCACGTTAGCTTTGCAAATGGCGGCTACCGCGCACTTAAATGGCGTTAAGTCTATGTTCCTTTCTTTTGAGATGAACAACGAAGAGCAAAAGCTTCGCTACTACGCAATTAGGGCACGAGTATCCCATCAAAGATTAAAGTCAGGCTCTCTCACAGCCGCCGAAGAGAAGCAGTTTTACAGCAAGATGGATGCTATTCAAAGGATGGAATCGGAGTTGTTCTTTGTAGACTCCGCTAACGGCGTTACCGTTAGCAGTATTGCAAGTAAGATACAGAACTTTAAACCTGAGCTAGTATTTGTAGACGGAACCTATCTCATGATTGATGAAGAGGGTAACGAAGCGTACAGTCAACAAATGACTAGCATTACTCGCGGGTTAAAGCGTTTAGCGCAGAAAGCCAATATACCTATTGTGGCTACCACTCAGGTACTTAATTGGAAGATGCGTAAAGGTCAAGTCACTGCTGACTCTATTGGTTATTCTTCTTCCTTCCATCAAGACGCGGATGTAATCTTTGGTTTACAGAGGGAAGATGAGATGGTTGATGACACTCGTACTCTGAAGGTTATTGCTAACCGTAACGGTGGATATAAAGAAGTTGCATTGATGTGGGATTGGGAGACAGGTTTATTTAGAGAAGTAGACGAGACTGACCTATGACATTAGACGAAATGAAAGACACACTTACACGACTTGGGGTTGACTACTACTCTGATAGAGGGTACGAAATACAAGCAGAATGCCCTGCGCATGAAGAACGCACGGGTCATAAAGATAGAAACCCTTCGTTCTACATAAATGCGGACACGGGTGCTTTCTTTTGTTTCTCTTGCGGTTGGAAGGGCGGCCTAACGACTTTAATAAATTATAAACAAGGTAGCGTTAATGCTAAAGACTGGCTCAAGGAAGGCGAAGGTCTTAAACTCAGATTAAAGAGAGTTTTAAAACCTAAAGAGCGCATACAGGAACAGACTTACATAACAGAGTCCATGCTTAGCGCCTTTACTGTCCCCCCAGCAGATGCCCTTAAATCTAGAGGGTTAACTTTAAGTGCCGCGGTTAAGTATGAGTTGCTATGGGATGATCGGCGCAAGTACTGGATTATTCCCATTAGAGACCCTATTACAGGTTCTCTTTTAGGGTGGCAGGAAAAAGGTTATCAAATACGTTCGTTTAGGAACTACCCTACAGGTGTGCACAAAAGCCATTCTCTATTTGGGTACGCACAGTACTCCGTTGGGGAGATGATTGTGGTTGAGTCTCCATTGGACGTTATTAGGCTGGCTTCTTTAGGGATACAGGGGGGCGTGGCTACTTATGGGTCAATCGTTTCCAAAGCCCAGTTCAATTTAATACGGGGAGCGGATCAGCTTATATTTGCTATGGACAACGATGATGCTGGTAAAAAAGCTAGCATGGACTTATTTTACCTGGCTAAAAGCATGGAGAAAGAAGCTTGGTTCTTTAACTATCACAACACAGATGTAAAAGATATTGGCGGTATGAGCCTAAATGAGATACGGTATGGTCTAGATAATGCCAAACATATTGCACATGGATTGGGAGTAGTCCTATGATAATTGGTTTAACAGGGTATGCAAGGAGTGGTAAAGACTCTATTGCCAAAACGCTTGTAGAAAAGTATGGTTTTGAAAGGGTAGCTTTTGCTGACCCTATTAGAGAATTACTTTACGAGTTAAACCCAAAAGTAGACTTTGAGGTTGATGGTGGTAGTTGGGATATACGATATTTAGTAGACAATTATGGGTGGGATGAGGCAAAACAATCTTTAGAAGTACGTCGTTTACTTCAGACACTTGGGTTAGGCGCTCGTAACATTATTGATGAAGAGCTTTGGGTAATTAAAGCTTTGCGTACTATGTCTGGTGATGGTAACTATGTTGTCACTGACGTTAGGTTTGAAAATGAAATTATTGCACTTAGACACCTTGGTGCTCAAATATGGCGTGTGGAGCGTCCTGGGGTAACTGCTATTAACGATCACGTATCGGAGTCAAAGACTTCTACGTTTACTGTGGATCAAACTTTCTTAAACAATGGTTCTTTAGAAGATTTAGAAGCTATGGTTACCGCACGTATGACAGGGTTACTATCATGACTTTTACAGGATCTCTTTTACCTTATCAGCCAGAGGCTGTAGATAAGATGTGTGAACGGTCTAAGATGCTAGTTGCATACGACCTTGGTTTGGGTAAAACTGTTATAACCATTGCTGCCATTGAGCGCTTAATGGATGAGAATAAAGTAACAGAGCCTGGTCTTGTCATTTGTCTATCATCTTTAAAGTACCAGTGGTCTAACCAAATTAATAAGTTTACTAATGGCACTTCAAAAGCTTTAGTTATTGATGGTTCCCCTAAGAAAAGAAAAGAACAATACGAATTAGCTATGGATTGGAAGAACTCTGGCGTTGACTACATCATACTCAACTACGAGCAGGTAGTTAACGACTGGGACGACATAAAAGATTTACCAAGAGGGTTCGTTGTTCTGGATGAGGCCACTGCCATTAAATCATTTAAATCTAAACGCTCTAAACATGTAAAGCGTCTTATTGATACCCCATACCGTTTTGCACTAACTGGTACCCCTATTGAAAACGGTAAGCCAGAAGAGCTTTACAGCATTATGCAGTTTGTAGACCAGCATGTGCTTGGACGCTTTGACCTGTTTGATAATACTTTTATTGTTAGAAACTCTTGGGGAGGGGTTCAGAGCTATAAGAACTTATCTACCCTCCATAAAGTTATGAAAACAGCTTGCGTTCGTAAGTCTCAAAAAGACCCTGATGTTGCCCCTTACCTACCAGATACTATTCACCAAGACCCTGTTCTAATTGATTTAGACCGAAAGACCTCTAATCTTTATTACAGAGTCGTAGACGATTTAGTACGAGATTTAGAAGAAGCTCAAGCGCTTTTTGGGTCGAACTTTAACCTACTTGCTCACTATGGGGGAGAAGGTAGCAACAGCGGTCCTGAGGGCGAGATGCGTGGAAAGATTATGTCAAAAGTTGGGTGTTTAAAGATGTTATGTTCTCACCCAGATTTATTACGTACCAGCGCTCAGAAGTTCCATCAAGCTAACGGAGAAGGGTCTTCATATAATGCTGACCTTGAAGCGGATGGGGCTTTAGATGGTATAACTTCTTCTCCTAAACTGGATTACTTAATTCAGTACGTTAAAGACTTCTTAGAGCAAGACGAAGCCAACAAGGTAGTTATATTTGCTACCTACGTTGACATGTTGGATAAAATATCTGAGGCGCTAGGTGTAGACCAGTGCAGACTTTACTCAGGTAAACTAGACGCTAAGACAAAAGAAGACAACAAAATTGCTTTTAATACAGATCCTAATGTCCGTGTTCTTATTAGCTCTGACGCTGGTGGGTATGGTGTTGATTTACCCGCAGCTAACCTTCTTATTAACTATGACTTGCCTTGGAGTTCAGGTACAGCTGTTCAACGCAATGGTCGCATAAAAAGAGCTAGTTCTCTTTGGCCCTCTATCGTAATAGTAGATATCTTAATACGAGGTAGCATTGAGGAGCGCCAATGGGCTGCCTTACAGCAGAAATCTGCCATAGCTGACGCCGTTATTGATGGGGCAGGTATAGACAAAGATGACGGGTTGCAGCTCACTCTTGGCAGTTTAAAGCAATTTCTGAATCAAACTATATTATAATAATACAATGCCAAACGCACCAAAGACTCCTACGCGTACCCTTCGGGTCTCTGACGACCTTTGGATTGCTGTGCAGAAAAAAGCCGCAAGTGAAAAAGTAACAGTAACTAGCGTGATTATAAAATATTTAGAAGAGTATTTGACAAAAGAATAAATCCATACTAATTTATCCCTTATACACAAGGAGATGATATGGATATCAAGTCAACAGTTCGGCAGTATTTGCGTCTTAAAGACGAAGCCACTATTCTTACTAACAGAACTAACCAACTTAAAGAGGAACTCTTACAAGCCGTAGAAGCCTCTGAGGAAGATGATAGAGGGCATAAAAAGCTTACTGTTGACGATGAGTTTAAAGGCGAAGTGGTTCTTACTAAACAACGAAAAGTTTCTAAAAATCTAGATATGCAAGTTGCTGAGGATATACTTACCGCTAAAGGCATAGTAGATAAGTGTATTAAAATGATCCCTACTTTAGACGAGTCTTCTATTATGGCGGCTTTCTACGAAGGAGTTTTGACTGAAGAAGATATTGATGCTATGTTTCCAAGTAAAGTTACGTATGCGTTTTTGGTTAATGCTAAATGACAGAAGACCTTATTGAGTCTATGTTTAGTGACGTTGACCAATACTACCCAGGTAGTAAAAGAAAACGTAAAGAAAAAGTAGAGCCTAAGCGTGAAATAGAACCAAAAGATTTATGGGATAAACACCCTCGTGTGATTACTTTGCCAAATGGTAAAGGCATTGAGATGTTTACTATCGGAGCCCTAGCCGAGGCTTTAGGGCGCCCCATAATAACTATACGTTCTTGGATTAAAAAAGGCTATCTACCTGCATCACCTTATAGACTTCCCGCTAGTAAAAACGCTAACGGGGAACTCCGCCAAGGAAATCGTTTGTACTCAAGGACGATGGTGGAGAAAGCAATTGAGATGTTTGAGAAAGCTGGACTTCTATATGTAAAGCGTATAGACTGGCCAGCGCACAAACAACTCAGTGCTGAACTTGCTGAGGCGTGGAGTAATATCCGCGCAGATGAAACTAAATAAACAATATGACAAAGGATGATAAAAATGGCAGTAAATCGTACAGATGAATACCTTCCAGAAACAGATGAGTTTGCTGTAATGGAGACTCCTATTGAGGAACGACCAGCAAAGCCTACAAGCTCAGCTGTGCAGTCCGGATGGGATGCGGCAGAAAAGTCAACAGTATCAAGTAACTACCCAACTGATTTTAAGTTTGGGGATACTCCACAGATCATTAAGTTCATTGATCTTAACGGTCCGTTCGCTGTTTACAAACAACACTTCTTGACCCAGAAGACTTCAGGGCAACGTTCATACATTTCTTTGGGGGCTAATGACCCATTGTGTGTAAAGCTTGGAAGCAAGCCAGAACTTAAGCGAGCATTTAGTATTATTAATCTAAGTGCTGTAGGCGGTCCACGTCGCGAGCGTTTGATTGCAAGCCCGCGCCTATATGATGCTCTTCACGCTGCAGAGTTTTCCCCTCAGGGACCTCTTACCAAGAACTATTGGGCTATCTCTCGTTCAGGTAAAATGCAGACCACTATGTACCATTTGAATGCGGTTAAGTCCCGTGACCTTGTAGAGGACTGGGGAATTACTGATATCGAAGCTATTGAGAAAACAATGGCAGACATTAAACCGTACACAAGTGCTGATCTCACCGAGCCTACATGGGCAGAGTTGGAAGCTGTAGCAGCTTCACTTCTTTAATTAATCGGTTGCTAAAGGGCTGGCGGGAACGCTGGCCCTTTAGCCTTACATTGAGGTCTTAAATGAATGTTATTACTACTAAAGAACAACTAGAAGAGTTAGTTGAGTACTATCTTAAACAAGATGCTTTTGCATTTGACGTTGAAACCGTAGGTGACCTTAGAGGTACGCCAGCAGTAAACGAAGTACTGTGGATATCTTTAGCCACTCATGGTCGCGGAGATGTCATACCTATGGGTCACCCTAATGGCGACTTTGTAGAGTTAATTAGACCTTTTACAGGTCAAGGTCAAAAGAGAGTAGATGCTGGGTTACAAGCCAGACCCCTTGACTTTTCACGAGATGATAAAAAAGCTGAAAAAGTATTTACCCCTGCACCAGACCAGTTGTTCCCTGCAGAGGTTTTTGAGGCGCTTAAACCCCTTATGTTTCACCCTACGATGGTTAAGATTGGTCACAACTTAGGGTTTGATCTATCTTCAGTCGCAAAGTACTACAACAATGAAGTTCCATGCGGTCCGTATTTTGATACTCTGATGGCATCGTTTCTATACGATAACCGAAACCGCGGGCGTTTAGGTCTAGATGACTGCCTTGAACGCGAACTTGGGTTTAAGATGAAAAAAGGTATTGGATACCAAGTAGAGATTTATTCTTTTGATGAGGTAGCTAAGTACGCCTACTTAGACGCTAAATACACATTCTTATTATGGAAGGTTTTGGTTCCAAAACTAGAAGAGGCTGACGTCACAAAAGTAATGGCGTTAGAGATGGAAGTTTTGTCAGTGCTTTGTGATATGAAACTTACAGGCGCGCCTATTGATACCGAGTCTTTGCAGATACTAAACGACCTTCTTGAAAAAGAACTAGAGCAAACACGATCAGATGTTTACAGGATCGCAGGTCAAGTTTTTAATATGAACTCTACTGCCGATAAGCAGTGGGTTCTTTACGGCCCTAAAGAAGAGGGTTGTCGCGGTTTAAAGACAATTCTTTTAACTGGCTCAGGTAAAAAGAACCAAGAGGAAAAAGGCGGGGATAGCCTTACCCATAAGGATTATTCTGTAAGCGCTGAGGCGTTAGAGGATTTGCGTGGTAAGGATGAGTTGGTAGACGCTATGCTCACATATGCGGACTTAAACAAATTACATAGTACGTATGTAGTTCCTTACTTGGGCGGTGAAGTGGTTAAAACCACCAACGGTAAATCTAAGGTTGAGACTCGGGAAAGCATGTTAGTCAACGGGCGCTTGTACGCTGACTTTATCCAGTGGGGGGCTGAGACAGGTAGGTTTAGTTCTAGAAACCCTAACTTACAGAACATCCCAGCTCCAGATAGCAAACTGCCAGCCGAGAAGGACAATGGAAAGGCTATCCGTAATTTGTTTGCCGCCCCAGAGGGGTACAAGTTGGTTGTAGCTGACTACTCTCAGATCGAGCCCAGAGTTCTAGCCTCAATGTGTAAAGATCCAATTCTTTTAGAGACCTACACGACCCCTGGTGAAAAGGGTGATATCTACACTACTATTGGTAAAACTATGGGGGTTGATAGAAAAGCGGGTAAGGTTTTGGTATTGGCTATGATGTATGGGGTAGGCCCAGACAAGATTTCTAGTCAGATTGGCTGTTCCGTGCAGGAAGCTAAAGCTTTACTTAATAGTTTTGCTGAAAGTTTCCCTTCCATATCTAGTTACAAATCTACCGTAATAAGCGTAACTAGGAAAAAAGGATACGTGACCACCATTTTAAACCGTAGGCGTTACCTACCGGATATTGATTCCCGCATAATTAAGTTTAGAGCAAGCGCTGAAAGGCAGGCTTTCAACACTCGTATCCAGGGATCTGCTGCAGATATTATTAAACTTGCTATGATTAGGGCCCACGCTTCACTACCTAAGGAGTCTAAGTTGATTTTGACAGTTCATGATGAACTTGTAACCCTAGCTCCTGATTCTTTAATAGACCAAACTAGGGAAGCTATTAGAGAGGCTATGGAGGGCATAAAGCTATTAGCTACACCTCTTGTAGCAGACATTAAAGTAGTTCAAAAGTGGGGTGAGGCTAAATGATGTGGCCTTTTAACAAGAAGAAGAAGCCCGACCTTGAAGTTTTAACCAGCGAAGTGCCTGTGACCACAATGATACGCTGGTT